AAGAAGTCTGGCAACGCTGGATGCAAACCAAGCTTGAGCAAGAGCAAGTCGAAAACTTCTTCAAGAAAACAGTTTGCAAATCCTTCACGCGGCAACAAGCAGTAAGCAAAACCAATGAAAAGCAATTAGAAAACTTGCTTAAAATTTGGAGCGATGAAAGAGCTGGCTTGGGTTCTAACAAGTGGGCTTTGTACAATTGCCTAACATACTGGGCAACACACACCAATGAGTTACGCTCGCCACAGATTGCTCGTTACAATAGAGAAATATCAATTGCAAAAGCAATGAAGTCAACACAATGGGAGAGTTTATAATGATGACACATAAAGACTTTGAATGGATAGCAGACAGGTTTGGTCCGCTAGTCTACTCACCAACAACAATTGAGCAGATTGCTGACGAGCTTGAGGCAAACAACCCACGCTTCAATCGTGAGAAGTTTGTTCAACGAGCAATCGCACAGTGGGAAAAACATAACGATTGGAGAATGAGAGATGTCATCGACGAAATCCCCTACTGAAATCTGTCCTGTCTGCGTAGGCGATGGACAAATAGAATACGAGATAGAACGGCGTCAAACATTTGGTCGTGACATTGGTTACTTAGATACAGAATGGGATGACTGCTATCAATGCGAAGGAACAGGAGAGGTGCCAATACCAGACTACCTATTGACGAGCANGGAATGAATACTGCATAAGTGCAGTATGAAATCGTATCTGGCTACACTAACTGATAAAGCAAATGAGTATGATGTTTCCTTGTTGAAAGCATTCAAGCAAGCAAGCATACCTACCTCCACATACTATCGTGCTCAGTCTAGTGGTCAGATACGATATGAAACTGCATTGAGGGTATTCAATGCGATTGAAAAGCTACACGTACTACAACAAGCCCGTGAGCATACCCAAAGACTACGAGCGTCTGGTAAAGATATTAATAGACGCTCGGTTCGAGCAAAGTTTAAGCCAAGAGTCGTTAGCTCATAAGATAGGGTGTGCAACTTCGCTGATCCACAAGTGGGAAACTGGCAAGCGAATACCCTCTGGCTTTATGTTAATGTGCTGGCTTGATGCTCTGAACTATGAAGTCGAAATCAAAAAAATCCCACAGAATAGTATGTCTTAAATGCCAAATAAAAACCGAATGGTTTGTAGCTATCCTTAAAAACACAAGCGATAGCTATGAAAAGCATTGGTACATTTGCATGAATTGTTATCGGGAAGATCAATGGCAAACCGCAACAAGAACAAAGGAACGTACCACGAGAAGTGGTTCGTCAAGTGGCTCGAAGCCGCAGGTATCAAAGCTAAAAGNCAACCCCTCTCAGGAAGTCTGGGAGGCGAGTATAGCGGCGACATCAANCTCGAACTCAACGGACACGAACTGGTAGGTGAAGTTAAGTACCGTGACAAGTCTGGCTTTCCTAGTCCTTTCACAGTTTTAGAAGGCAGAGACATTGCCTTTTACAAAAGACGGACGGGCAGTCCGCAAACCCTAGTCATCGTATCAGGTGACACATTCCTCAAACTAATGGAGAACAACGATGCCTTACAACAAAGACCAAATAGGCTACCAGAAGAACCAATCGAGTAAAGAAGCAGCATCCTTTAATGCAAAAGGCAAACTCACAATCCGTGAGCAAGTGTTAAACTTATTTATGGAACACAAAGAACTCACCAATGAAGCTGTTTCTCAACTGTTAAACAAGCCAGAAATATCTGTACAACCTAGAATAAGTGAGCTGAAAAACATGGGGTTTTTAGCTGACTCAGGCAAGAAGACTATGGGTAAATGGGGAACCTCTATTACAATTTGGTCTTATAATAAGGACTCAAACAATGGTTAAAAAAATGTCTAACATGGCTGACGCTGCGATCTGGGATGCACAAGTCAACAAATCTTCTACGAACCCTGCTTACAATCGGGACATAAAAAAGAAAGGTTACTTTCTCGACACACACCAGATCATGGCAAAGCGCATTAAAAACGGAGAACCTATTGGAGACTTCTGGCTCCAAGGCAAAGCCAAACAAAACTTGCTAGATCAAACTGACCTAAGGGAAAGTGACTTCTCTAAATACAATGGCTGGCTTCAAATGTATGGCAACTATCCAGAAAATAATTCTTGATATAACTGCGTAAGTGCAGTACCTTACCGCTTATAATATAAGGAGAACATGCAGCATGATAAGTTATTTTGTGACAGATAGTAATGACGGTAGACTTTACATGATGAGCCTATCCGAGATTCTGGAAGCGATCAATTCAGATCGCGGCCCCGAGTGGCAGGATTATGATGAATCAGATTGGCGCAAAGGTTTATCTGAGTTCACAAATTTTGAATTGCTTGGAAAGGTTGGAGCATCATGAAACGAACAGGTTTCATTGGCGGTAGTGATTGCGTAAAGATCATGCAAAGTGATTGGCAAACGCTATGGGAAGTAAAGACAGGGCGTAAAGAACCTGACGATTTATCAGACAACATTGCGGTGCAGCTTGGTAGCTGGACCGAATCCTTCAACCTTTCTTGGTTTGAAAAGCAACACAACTGTGTTCTTTCTGGGCATCAATATGAATATGAACAGATCGTTGGCACAGTACCTTGCCGTGGCACAGTCGATGCACGATGGAAAGGTGCGATTGTTGAGGCAAAACATACCAATGCCTTCAACAAGATGGATGACATTGTAGAATTATACATGCCGCAAATCCAACTCTATGCACATCTTGCAAAAGCAGATGGCACCCACCTTTCAGTAATCTTTGGCAATAGCAAATGGGAGTCAACCTTTGTCCACTACAATGAAGAGTATTTCAATTCTATGTGGGCGGTGGTGTCAGACTTCTGGGGTTACGTGCTACGCGATGAACAGCCGACTGGTATTCAAGTCGACAAAATATCAACCGACTCCATTGCGCTGGACAACATGGTCAAGCGTGACGCCAGCCGCGACAATCAATTCATTGACGCAGCCGTTACATACATCAACGGATATGAACACAACCGCACCTTCGAGAACGCCAAGAAAAGCCTCAAGCAAATGGTCGGTCCAGAAGAAAGGGAAGTGTACTGTGATTACCTTGCAGTTCGCAGAGACAAGCGAGGCGCGCTTAGAATAGTAAAACGATAAGGAGAACACCAATGACACTTGAAACATGGGACAAGCTGGCCTCTTCAGACCCCAAATATCTGAAGAAGGTCAGCTTCGGAAGCCGCAGCTTCACCGCGATCGACCCACAATATCAAGTCAGAAAGATGACAGAACAGTTTGGCCCTGTTGGCGAAGGCTGGGGTTGGCACAATCAAACAGAGATAGTCTCTGTAAGCAACGGAGACAGCGCTGTACTAGCGCATGTGACTGTCTGGCATGGACACCAAGGGCAAGTCTTTGGCCCCTTCACAGGCTGCCGTAAGTTCTTTGACGCTGCCAAGGGTCGATTGGCAGAAGATGCTCCGAAGATGGCTATTACCGATGGCTTGACCAAAGCGCTGTCTCACATTGGCTGTGATGCTGATGTGTTTCTCGGTAAAATGGACGGCAACAAATATGATGCCGACAGCAACAAGAGCAACAGTGGTGGGTGGTAAATACACAAAAGAAAGAATCCAAAGAACATGGTGTCCAAAATGTAATGCGGCACCATACACACCCTGCAAAAACAACAATGGTAGAAATCATCTAGAACGGATGCAGAAATACCAAAAGTTCATGAACGCAAAACTTAAACAGGAGTCAAAGAAATGTCAGAGTATGACGAAACAAACAAAGGAGCCGCCTTTACGCCGTTTCCATCGCAGCAAATGATTCTTGCTGGCAAGATCAATGTCAAAGGTAAGGAATCCAAAACAGTTTTAGTTAAAGACGCAACCAAAGATGGGCGACCAATCATTGAAATATATCAGCGACTNGCAATCATGTTTGAGAATGATAAAGCCAACAACGCTAACGCACCAGATTACTCTGGGCCAATAGATGAAAACCTAAAAGTTGCTGGCTGGCGTAGAACCCATGAAGGTAAACCATATATGTCATTATCTGTTTCATCAAAAGGTCAGAAACAATCATCAAGTAGCTTGCCAGACGATGACATTCCATTCTAAACTACCGATGTTCTCTGGGGAGGAAAAATCTGCCCTGTATGTTAGCCTCAATCCATACGATTCCTCCCTGACTGGCGCAGCTTCGGCTGCGTCCTTTTTTTAGGAGCAAACCATGACAGAAGAACAAATGCTTGAAGCAATGCTTGCTGACTCAAGAAAAGTAAATAAAAGATACAAAGACAAATGGGGTGGCGTTGACAAAAAGTTTCTAGAACCAACACCACAAGCAAAGCCAGAACCAGAACCAGAAACGACAGCCGCGCCCCCAAAAAGCGGCGGCTGTCGTAAAATCAGCCAAGATCAAATAGAAGACATCCTATACTTTCAAAGAAAAGGATGGTGCGTAACATCAACAGCTATTTTCTTAGGGGTAAGCAAAAGCACTGTAAAAAGGTATCGTAAGAGACAAGGCCAAATGGCACCCGTGAAAACCAATTAGGAAAGAATAGCCTTGCCTCTCTCTTATATTAATACCACTCTTTTACAGAGAAGCAAGGACAAGCTTTAGTCGCATACTCATTATGTCCTGCAACAGTATGGATAGGATATTTTTCATTAAGTTTGTTTAATAACTTACGCAAAGAAACTATCTGCGCCTCAGTAAAATGATCTTCAATTTTGTCATCAGCACAACCGCCACGCCCACCGACAAGAGCAATACCTACGCTGCCTTTGTTGGCTCCACGAGTGTGCGCTCCTGTACGCTCAATCGGTCTGCCTTCAACAACATCACCATTACGATGACAAACAAAATGATAACCTATATCTGACCAACCGCGCTCTTGCGTATGCCAGCGCCTGATTTCTTCAACCACATCTTTTGCAGAACGATCTGCATACCAACTAGGATTCGTTGCAGTAGCGTGAATCACAACAGTATCTATATTTCTCATTGCTTCTTAGCTCCTAAGAATTGTTTAAAACCTCTGATTCCAAATGAGGCTGAGATTGCAGTTAAAAGAGCGTACATATACCAGTCAGGTGCCTTCTCAAGTTGAGTAAAGCCATGCTCAACCACTCCCTCAAGACCGGGAATAAAACAAAGAATCATGGGAATCGAAAGAACAATTACAAAATATTCATCCTTCCAAGAGGTGCCACTGTTCTGCGCCATGATGCGCTCCCAATCTGCTATCGATGTTTCTTTCGACAACATGATTTTTGCTTTGGCCTCTGCCTCAGTTAGTTTTAACTTTGCTTCGGCTGCTTGCTTGTCGGCTTTTCCCTTTAACCATCCACCTGCAAGCTCTGTAAGGCCACCAAGTAATGCTTGTATCATTATACACCCCTATCTGTCTTAGCTTCTTTGCCCATCCAGATTCCAAAGCAGCCAGTTAAAGCACCCATGCACACAGATACCAACCCACTTTGCTGTATCGTTGGATCAGGCAAAGACATATACCAGTGAACAGATTGATAAGTTAAAATTGTAACAGCTAACATCATTAAACGCGGTAAGATTTTAAGCTGATCTATAAACGAAGCAGTGATTTGAACCATGTCAAACCTCCATATCTACAATTGTACCCTGTGGTTTTAACTCAGAGTTAGACGCCCCGAACCTATCATAACTGAGCATTAAATCAAGTTGTTGACGCTCAAGCGCCTTAGAGAGCTTGTGAGCGCGGTTATGATCTGCTTGCACCTGTTGTTGCGCTTGATGGTTCTCGATGCTCTCACGCGCTCTCTGAGCTTCTACAGAGAAAGGAAGATTGCCAACAGGATCAAGCATTAGCCAGCCATACGAATCCAACAAGACCGCCCATCAAAACAATAAATAAAACAACACCAGCAACCCACTCTATCAGAGATTGACGCATCTCCATGCGACGATACTCGTGTTGGCGCTTCTGGGTTCTAATTTGAGCCTCAATCCTCAAAAACTCCTGCCAATGGCTCGGACCCAATATTGCGGGATGGGAGATAAGCTGACGTAATTCGTTTCTCATTTTCTCACTTTGCTTCTTTGCAAGGAACACTTCCATAGCTTGAGCCTGTGTTCCACCTCCCAAGGCTTTATACCACGGCGGTTTTTCACACATCTTTTGAGCTTGATCGATGTCTGCCATGCAATTAGCCCATTGCTGTAGTTGCTGGCCCATGTCTTGCAGATCGCGCCCGACTTGGACGCCCTTCTTCATAAAATTAAATGCTGCGGTTGCCCCTGCGATCGCGGTTACTGGGTCTATCATGTGTCATAGAACCTCGCTGGGCAGTTGTAATCAGGACGCGCTATATATGTTCTGTCATACCAAACATGGCTGGGTCTTTTCTGACCACAATCATATACACAAACCTTGTATAATCCGAAAGAAAAACTCTGGCCCCATAATACTGCGACCAGAACGCATGTCATCCCATTCTCATTAACACTGTAACCAGCAAACCAATTACCGATGCAGCCGTACCAATCAAGATGTTTTCCACACGTTGCACACTGCGTTGAAGCGTAGACAATTCAGCCTCCAGCTTTGTTACTCTAGGTTCAATACCGTCTATTCTATCATGGGCGCTTGATACTGTTTGCTTGCTCATGTTTCACCTATGAGTCAGAAGCACCTGAAAACTCTGGCTGATCTTTAAACCAAGCATAACACTTGCTAAGAAAATCATTGCCAGACTTGGCTTCAATGTCAGATAAATTTGCATAATATCTTTTAGCGCTCACCTCTCTGGACTCATCACCAGGAGATGTTGTTGCATATGCAAATAAATCAATCATTATTTGAAACTTGAAATCATCACCTACATTTCGCGTTATAGCAAGATTTACAATCCTATAATACGCATTACTAAATGCGATACCATATTCACTATTTTC